GAGAGCCGCCCAGCTCATGGTCTTATTCTTCCAGGAGGTCTCGAAGCGGCTGCGTCCGGTCGAGATCAGGAGGTCGCCGTTGTACTTGACCATGAACAGGGGCAGGGTGAGTTTTTCCGCTGTGTTGGTCATGGTCTCAGCACCTCCGCGTTCTGTCTTAATTTTTCAGCCGTGGCCCCAGCGGCCTCGAGCTCGCGCTTTTTCTTCCGGAAGGCTGAGAGGGCTCCGGAGCGCTCGGTGGTCAGCTTCTTCAGCTGTTCCCGTTCCTCGTGCAGCCGTTCAGGGTATCCCAGCTGGCGGGCCCTCTTTGGCTGCTCTTTGATGCAGACCCGGAGGGCGGTGATCCGGCGCTTGGCCGTCTCGATCTGCGGCTCCAGGTCCGCTGCTTTTTGGTGGTGGTTTACTGCCTCGTTGGCGAGGCTCTTGCGGCCGTCCAGGATCTTCTGGGCTCGGCTCTCGCAGGCCCCGGCCAGCTGCATCCGGATGACGTCCTGATGCTCAAAGTCCAGGGCGACCACCCGGAGGAGCTTCCGGATCCTGGCTGTGCTTGTTGGGAAAAAGGCGTCCGGGTTGATGGTCATGTAGCCGGTCTCCCAGCGTATAGTGATAGGCTCCATCGCTGTCCTCCTTGCTTGTAGATGGTTTATGTCGGGGGCACGAGGCCCCCGGGATTTACGATAACTTGATCAGGAAAGCCGGGCGGACGCCGACGGAGTTCGAGGCGCCCCAGTAGTAGGCAAGACCGTAGTCGTCGACATCGCAGAAATGCGTCGCCGACCGGACGTACTTGTTCTGGAGCCATCCCCACTCGTAGCTCTCGCCCTTGCGTTCGGCGACGCGGTTGGCGCGTTCCTTCATCAGAGGCCACTGCTCGCAGTCGTCAGGCTCCACGGCGCCGGAGTTGTACCAGTCATCGTGCCCGAACATCTCGCCGTAGAACGGCAGACGGAGCAGATCGCCGTTGTCGAAGGGCGCCAGCTCCAGACCAGTGAAGTCCTTCAGAATCTTCTCGCTGTTGAGCTCCTCGCGGAGATCGCTCTCCTGGTAGCCGCCCTTGTTGGTGTTCTTCTCGTTCATCTGCATGGCCTTGTCGAGATACTGGTCCAGAAGGAAAAGAGCCA